GGGTGATGTACTTGAGAAGTCTCGTGCTGCTGTAGATAGAATAGGAAAGTAGCATATATAATAAACAACAGAAGAGACCCCAAGGGTCTCTTTTTCTTTGGAGGGCATAATGAATGTTTACTTAAATTTAAAACCAAACCATCATGATGGAGAATCTGACCTCTTGACAGTTGATGTACCTTCATCTTATACTGAAGAGCTTCTACGATATGTCCGTCCTATTGCAGAAGAAAAAAATGTCCCTGAATCTAGAATTCTAAAAGACATTATAAAAGAATCTATTAACGAAATCCAACGGAGAAGTTATGAGCGTAAGAATCGTAAGAATGCGAAACGGTGAAGATGTCATCGCTGATCTTTATGAGGTTACTACAAAGGAGGAACCTGAAAAAGCAATCGCATTCCAATTTGTTCATCCATATAACATAAGTGTTATTGAACCATCCCATGTAATGTATGGTGATGATATACAAAAGATGAGCAACCCTGAACTTAATTTTCAGCCATGGGCTCCCTTGGCCAAGGATCGAAAGATCATGATAAAGATGGAAGAAGTCGTAAGTGCTTATGAAACTTTCGATGAAGTTATTCAAAAATACAATCAACTAGTGGAGGCAGTAAAAGGTGGAACAAGAGGAAATAGTACAAGTGCCACAGGAGGCACCTCTGGAACCAATGGAGGATCAAATGATCCAACAACAAATAAAAGTAATCCTGTTGAAACAAAGGAAGGAATACCTGTTGGGGAAGGTGACGGAGCTGGACGAGGAGCCAAGTCTGTTAATTGAAGGATGCTATGAGGTTCTTTCTGATGAAGAGATAGTACCTTTTCCAGCATTTACACAACAACGTGACATGTTCTTGACTTCTGACGTTGTTATGAGTATACTAGATCCAAGTCCAAATCTTGTGGAGCTATACCGCAAAACTAAATGACCAATAAGTTCTACACTAACGTACAGCTCGCTGGTGACACTATCCTTTATAGAGGATATGAAGAAGATGGAGAGGGAAATGTTGAGTCGGTACAGTTCCGTACTCGATTCTCTCCTACTTTATATGTTACATCTAAAAGGAAAGAACAATTTAAAACACTTGATGGTAGACCTGTTGCTCCTATGCAGTTTGAAACTGCACGAAAAGCAAGAGAATTTATTCAGCAGTATAATGGTGTAGAAGGGTTTGAAGTTCATGGATATGAACGTTTTGTTTATCAGTATATGAGGCAGGAATTTCCTAATCCTGTTGATTATAATATTAATATGATGAAGATTTTTGCATTGGACATTGAGGTTCAATGTGAGAATGGATTTCCTGATGTAGAAGCAGCAGCAGAAGAAATGCTTTCTATCACCATTAAAGATATGGTGACAAAGAAGTATCATTGTTGGGCAGTTAGAGAATTTGAACCACCTGAAGGAGTAGAAGCACATATCTTTTGGAATGAAAGAGACATGCTTAAGGATTTTATTGAGTGGTGGGCACAGAATACTCCAGATATTCTTACAGGATGGAATGTAAATCTATACGACGTACCATATATTTGTCGTCGTGTTGATAGAATACTTGGTGAGAAATGGATGAAGTCCTTATCACCTTGGAATCGTGCAAATGAAAGAGAAGTATATGTTCAAGGACGTAAGAATTATGCGTACGATCTCTCTGGGATCAATGTTCTCGACTATCTCGATCTTTATCGTAAGTTTACTTATAGCAACCAAGAGTCTTATAGACTGGATCATATTGCTTTTGTTGAGTTGGGTCAGCGTAAAGTTGATCACAGCGAGTATGAAAATTTTAAAGATTTCTATACGAGTGATTGGCAGAAGTTTATTGAGTACAACATCCAAGACGTTGAACTTATTGATAGACTAGAAGATAAGATGAAGTTGCTTGAGCTTGCCATTACTATGGCATATGATGCTAAAGCAAACTTTGAAGATGTGTATAGTCAGGTACGCATGTGGGATACAATGATCTATAATTATCTTACAGATAGAAACATTGCTGTCCCTCCTAGAAAAGGAGCAAAGAAAGATGAAAAATACGCAGGAGCATATGTTAAAGAACCGAAACCAGGACGCTATGATTGGGTTGTTAGTTTTGACCTCAATAGCCTTTATCCTCACCTTATTATGCAGTACAATATCAGTCCAGAAACCCTATGGGAGACTAGACATTCCAGTGCAAGCGTTGAAAGGATTCTAAATCAAGAGATTGATATAGATGAAGACTTCTGTGTATGTGCTAATGGAGCACAATATCGTAAGGATATACAAGGTTTTCTACCACAAATGATGGAGACAATTTATGAAGAACGTACGATTTATAAGAAGAAAATGCTTCAAGCGAAGCGGGATTATGAAGTTCAACCGACTCCGAAACTACAGAGAGATATTAGTAAATTCAATAACATCCAAATGGCTCGCAAGATCCAACTCAACTCTGCCTATGGTGCCATTGGAAATCAATACTTCAGATATTATAACTTATCTAATGCAGAGGCGATTACTCTATCGGGTCAGGTTAGCATCCGTTGGATAGAAAACAAAATGAACATGTATCTGAATAAGATACTTAAAACTGAGGAGGTTGATTATGTTGTTGCTAGTGATACCGATAGTATCTACTTGCATCTTGGTCCTTTGGTACAAAGTGTATTCAAGGGGAGAGAGGTATCTAATGAAAAGATCGTTAATTTCCTCGATAAGGTGTGTGATATGGAACTGGAAAAATATATTTCGAGTTCTTACGAAGAGTTGGCCGACTACGTTGCCGCCTACGACCAAAAAATGTTCATGAAAAGGGAGACCATTGCCGAGAAAGGTATATGGACTGCTAAGAAAAGATACATTTTAAATGCGTGGGACATAGAGGGTGTCAGGTTTGAGAAACCTAAGTTAAAGATGATGGGCATTGAAGCAGTTAAGTCTTCTACACCAGGTGCTTGTCGTCAGAAGATTAAGGATGCACTCAACGTTATTATGAATCAAGGTGAGGAGGAAGCACAGGAATTTATTGCTGATTTCAGGAATCACTTTAACGAGTTGCCTATTGAGGACATTGCATTCCCTAGAGGCTGTAATAATCTAAATAAGTGGGCGAACCCAGCCACCGTCTATTCCAAAGGCACACCTATACATGTGCGTGGGAGTCTTTTGTACAACTTCTATATTAAGAAGGGTAAACTCACACACAAGTATCCGTTGATTCAGAATGGAGAGAAGATCAAATTCGTTTATTTGAAGACACCGAATAAGATCAATGAGAATGTTGTTTCATTCTTCCAAACCTTTCCAACAGAATTAGGACTTGACAAACAGGTAGACTATGACCTACAATTCGAGAAGAGTTTTCTCGAACCTATTAAGGTCATCATGGATAAGATTGGTTGGAAGCCAGAAAAAATTGCAAACTTAGAATTTCTTTTCGGATGACAACTTACATAGTCGAGTACAAGAGAGCTTTTGGTGGGGGTGAGAATCCTCAAGAGAAAGAGTTCTTCGATCTTAGCGAAGCCGAGTGGTTCATAAGAGCTATGAAGCGAAACAACTTTATAACAAAACTAATTGAAAGGTCACCATGAATTTTTTAAAGGATGTAGCCAAGGAGATTGATAATGAATACGCTGCTATCGTTGCTGATGGTGTTGCTGCTGGTGACACAAGTGGTTATATCCCGACAGGTTCGTACATCTTTAACGCACTCCTCTCAGGAAGTATCTTCGGTGGAATCCCTGCTAATAAGATCACAGCTATCGCAGGTGAGTCAAGCACTGGAAAAACATTTTTCTGTCTTGGCATTGTACAGCATTTCCTCGAATCTAATCCTGATGCTGGCGTTATTTATTTTGAGTCTGAAAGTGCAATAAGTAAAGAGATGATTGAGTCGAGAGGAATTGACTCTACTCGTATGATGATCTGTCCAGTAACAACCGTACAGGAGTTTAGGACACAATCAATTAGGATTCTGGATAAATACTTAGAACAGAAGGAGCGTCAACCATTGATGTTTGTTCTTGACTCACTTGGTATGCTATCTACCACCAAAGAGGTGGAGGATGCCGAGGCAGGTAAAGAGACACGTGATATGACACGTGCTCAAATCGTTAAGAGTATTTTCCGAGTCCTTACCCTTAAGCTAGGGAAGGCAAATGTCCCTTTAATAGTAACAAATCATACCTACGATGTGGTCGGCAGTTATATCCCAACTAAAGAAATGGGAGGCGGCAGTGGTCTCAAATATGCCGCGAGTACAATTATTCATCTCAGCAAAAAAAAGGAAAAGAGTGCGACAGAAGTTGTTGGAAACATTATTAAATGTAAGGCAGCTAAAGCAAGATTCACAAAAGAAAACTCCCAAGTAGAGACTAGACTTTTCTATGACAAAGGACTGGATCCCTATTACGGACTCCTCGAATTGGGAGAAAAACATGAAGTCTTTAAGCGAGTTGCAAACAGATACGAGATTGGCTCGAAGAAAGTTTATCCTAAAGCAATTCTTGAAAATCCTGAAGAGTATTTCACCCCTGAAATAATGC